TCCAGCCCCACTTGGCGGTGATGGCCGCCTCGTTGTCCGTGCCGGTCGGCTGGACCGACGAGTCGGCGGAGATGACCAGCCGGGTCCACACCTTGCCCTTGACCACGGCGTTGACCGGCTCCAGCGTGTACGAGGTGACCGCGCTGCCACCGACCAGTACGGCCAGGCCGGTCACGTCGTCCAGGTCGTCGATGTCGACCACCCACACGCCCCGCTCGTAGTCGGGACGCGGGGTGTAGATGCGCGCCTCAGCCGCGGTCACCTTCCCGAACTGGCGGTTGCAGTGGTCGTCGATCGCCCGGGAAGCGGCCGTGATGTCGATGGCAAGGTCTGCGTCATCAACGTTGTCGCTGATACGCAGGTACGTTTTCAGCGCAGCCAGCGTCACGTAGTCCGGGGCCCAGGCCATCTCCGGTCACCTCCCCTCGACTGCTAGCTGATCAGGTGCGCTGTGGCGGTGTACGTGATGGTGATGCCGTTGCCGTGGGTCATCGTCAGCCGGATGCGCTCCGGCACGATGTCGGCGGCGACGAGGTTCGCGGCCGCCACGAGGCCGGGCGCGACCCTCAGTACCGTCGTGCCGACCGCGACCAGCGCGGCGCCCTGCAGCAGCGTCCAGCTCTTCCCGGACGCCACATCCACGCCCTCGATCAGCGGCGTCACCGACGGGGTGACGCCGACCGCGGTCACGTCGATGACCACGACCAGCGCGCGGATCCGCGACAGGTCGAGCGTGACGGCGGTCGGCGTCGCCGTACGCGCCGCCGACGGGTAGGCGACGGTCTCAGACACCGGGCTGCTCGACCACGGTCACTTCGCCGGTGTCCGCGTCCAGCACGAACACAGCTCCGGTGATCGGGTCGGTCGCCTTGCCCCACTGCTCCAGGTCCTGCCGCATGCCCTCACTGAGGAACGGCTGCGGCTTGGCCGGCGCGGCGTCCTGCGCGGCCTTCACCGCCGGCGGCGCGGCGTCCTGTACGGGCTCCGCAGCCGGTGCCGCGGCGTCGTGTACGGACTCCACAGCCGGTACTGCGGCGGCGTGTACGGACTCCACAGCCGGCGCGGGGTCCTTGCGTGTGTTGGCCATTGGCCATCCTCTCTGTGCGTGCCGAAGGCTGGCAGTGGGTGGCCGGCCCGGGGCCGGACCGGCCACCCCGCTCAGCCGCTTACACCGGGTCGTAGGCCAGCCGACGGACGCCGGTCAGGTCGGTGCACGCGAGCGCCTTGTAGCCCCACACGCCGACGTGGACCTTCGCCACGGCGATGGCGTCGAACGTGAGCCGCATCGGTGGCGTCGCCCAGCCGGACACGTCGCCGCGGTCGAACAGGTACGAGTTCGCCGAGTTGGCGGAGGTCGCGGCCAGCGCCCACGCCGGCCGGCCCACCAGCCCGGCCACGATCAGCGAGGCGAAGTAGTCCGCGGCGGTACCGACGCTGTTCTGCGCGCCGACCACCGGGAACAGTCGGCGACCGGACGAGTCCTTGGCCGCCACGAGCGCCTTGTAGAGGTCGACCTGGAGGAAGAAGTCGCGGAAGCGGAAGCCGCCCCGGACGTACTGCAGCGGCGCCAGCTGCGAGGTCAGCGACTGCTCCAGCGCGCTGTCGGCCGCCGCGGTGGTGATGGTGAGCGTGGTCGGCGCCAGGCCCTCCAGCAGGGTCACGGCCGACGCCTCCAGCGCCTCAAACCAGGCCCGGACCATCTGGTTCCAGATGAGCGTGGACAGCTGCGGGTTGCCGCCCTGGTCCCACGCCTCGCGGCTGATCTCCACCTTGCCCGATACCGGGCTCGGGGTGATGGTCTGGGAGGTGGCCACGAAGGTGCCCGGGGTCGGCTCCGTGTTCTCGACGTGCGCGCCGGCCAGGCCGCTGGAGCTGGAGAACTTGGGCAGCACGAACGGTGTGGCGTCGTTGATGGTGCCCTTGCTGATCGCGTTCCAGATCGGGTACTCGAACTCCTTCTGGTCCACGTACAGGTCGGGACGCTGGATGCTGGGGTTCAGCGTCGCGGCGTCGGACTGGCTCACGAACTCGCCGCGCTGGTTCGCGTTGCGCTCCAGCCCCTCGAACCAGCCGCGCATGAACGACTGCGCCCGGTCGAGCGCCTCGCCGTTCCCGTCGCGCAGCCCGTGGATCAGGTCCGTGGAGAAGTCGTGCTTCCCGCGGGTGAGGTTGCCCCGCCGGTCGAACACGTACGGCGCCGGCTCCGAGACGCTGGCCCGCACGGAACGCACCGGGTTGACCGTCTGGCGCTGCTCGGTGGGCTCGGCCTGCTGTGCCGGGACCGCGTTGCCCAGCCCGGGGATACCCAGGATGTGCCCGATCTGGCCGTTACGGATCAGGTAGTCCAGCTGCTCGGCCGACAGCGTGAAGCCGGCCGGCGCCGCTGCCTGCTGCGGCGGGGCCGGCGTGGTCACGAGCGCCTGCAGCGCGCCGGGGCGGGTGAGCAGCATCCGCGCCTGCTCGTCGGTGAGGGTGATGCCGGCCGGCTGCGACGCCGGTTCGGTCGGCTGGTTGTTCGATGCCGTGGGCGGGCACGCCACGCCGGGCGCGTGCCGCTGGCCACAGGTGGCGCATTCCTCCATGGGGACTCCTCCGTTGCGACTCGCGGCCACCTTGGTCACGCGAGCGTCATCGAACGCGGGCATCGCGGTGAGCGACGTCTCGCGCAGGTCGGCACGGTGCACGAGCATCGTGCTTTCGTCGTTCGGGTCCATCGACGTGTCGGTGCCGAAGTCGAAGTCGACCCCGACGCTGAGGCCGTCGAGCACGCCGTCTTCGGCGAGCGACAGTGCCTCGTCGCCGGCGGGGCCGCGGGCCACCTTGAACTTGACCCGCAGCCCGGCGGCTGTGTCGGTGAGGTTCTGTGCCACGCCGATCGGCTGGGACATGTCGTGGTCGCGCAGCAGCTTGACGCGGTTGACGCTCGTCCACTTCAGCGCGCCCCGGACGAACTTGAACTTGAGCCCGTACTTGCTCGCCGTGGCGTTGTACGGCAGCGCCAGGCCCTCGATGATGCGGCGCTCCCGGTCGACGGTGAACGCCTGCACCGGGACGTCGATGAACCGCAGCGGCTCGGCACCGTCGAACGTGGCGCGGGGGCGAGCTGCGGCGAGGTCGGCCGCAGCCGGGTCGGTGGTGGGCTCGGACGGGGCGGGCGCCGGCGCGGGTGCTGGCTCGGCATCGGGCGGCAGCGGTGGCAGGTTTTCCTCCGCGCGGATCTCATCCACGGTGATGGCTCCAATGTCCGTGGCCGTCTTGTAGACGTTCCACCGGTCGGTCGGATTCGCCTTCAGGTAGTCGTCCAGGTCGAAGAGCACGCGGTGACCGCGGCGCGTCACGTCGCCCATGGACAGCCGTTGCGTGATCGCCCGCATGAACGGCGCGAGCACCTCGTTGATCCGGTCCTGGCGGCGGTCGATGACGTTGCTGTACGTGCGTGAGGTGGTGGAGATGCCGAGGTCTTCGGGATCGATGCCCAGCGCGTTGGCGATCTCCAGGCCGGCCTGCCGCTGCAGCTCCGGCAGCTGCAGGTCGGCCGGGCTCGGTGAGTCGACGGAGTTGTACTTGAGCGAGGCCGGCACGTAGGCGGTTGACCGGCGCTTGCGCGCGGCCTTCCACGCGGCGAGGATGTCCGCCACGTCGGCGTCGTCTACCGGGTCGGCGCCGTCGGCGGGTGTGAAGTAGTCCAGCGGCCGGGGGTCGTCCGCGTACATCGACGCGGCCTTGTCCAGCAGGATGGCCTTGCGGATCGCACGGCCGGCCGCCTGCAGGACCGGCGGGTTCGGCGAGTCGAACCGGATCACCGTGTCCGACGGGGTGGCCACACCATCGACGTACACGTACGGCACGCCTCGCGGGTCGTAGCCGCCGGGCAACGGGTCAAGGTGCCCGGCCGACGCCGGCGGGCTGAGTGACACCTGTGACACGTCCAGGTGCCGGACGGCGAGCGGGTACCCGGCGAAGTCCTGCGCGGTGATCTTCCACCAGGCGATGGACTCGAAGATCAGGTCTTCGACGGTCTGCGCCAGCGTGACGACGTTGGCGACGTCCGGATCGAGCTGCTCCAGCAGCGGGTTGCGCACGGTCTCGTTGCGGGCGTTGACCTGCACCAGCGGCAGCGTGGCGATCGAGCAGATCATGTTCCGGCCGCGCAGCATGCCGGGCACCGTCAGCGCCTCAGCGCGCCCCACGCGCGGAGACCGCGCCGACATCTCCGCGATGACGTCGGCGACGGGCCGCGGCGGCGGATCGGAGAACAACATGCGGAGGCGCGCACGCAGCCCACGCCAGATCCCCACGCCGGCAGCTTACTGATAATGAGAACCATTGTCAGTAAGCCACGACCAGGCGGGGTTTCCCGACCGGAGGGGGCAGCGTCCGCGCCAGGTGCACCGCGCCGGCCGCCGCGTACGCCGCGTCGCAGTGCCCCCCGCCCTTGCGCGAGAACACCCAGACATCGCCGCGCTTGAGCCGCTCAGCGCCGCCGACGTGCGCGTTCAGTAGCGGGTCGTCGGACTGCGCCACCTTGCCCGTGGTGACCTGCTCGGCGAAGCCCATGCAGACCGCGGCCGTCTCGCTCTTGATCTCGGCCACGCTCACGCCCTGCGGCGGCCAGCCCCGGCGCTTGCGGGCGGCCAGGTCGGCAGCGAGCACCGCGGCCGGCCCGCCGGGTAGCCAGCCCAGCACCTGCGGCCGTACGCGCGCCAGCAGCTCGGGCAGATCGCGACGCAGCTTCGCCGTGCAGTCGGTACCGTCCCACGCCTCCACCACCTCGACCCGGGTACGTCCGTCCTCCAGCACCGCCGCGGCCGCGAGCGTGGCGTGCATCTGGTCGGGCGCCACGTCCAGGCACATCGCCACCCGCGACCGGACGTCGGCCAGGTCCCCGATGTCCAGGCAGCGCGTCCACGCGCCCGGGTCGATCGCCGGGTTCACGTGCTTCACGCGGATGCACATCTGCTCGGTCTTGAACCCGGTCAGCGCCTGCCCGCCCTTGGCCTTCGCCCGGGCCGCACTGGCCAGCAGCACGTCCGGATCCTTGCGCCGCCCGAGGTTCGGGTTGGCCTGCGCCAGGGCGTGGACGTCCTCCGGGTCCGCATCCTCGTCGGCCGACCACTCGAACAGCCCCAGCCGCGAGTCCCCCTTGCCGGTCTCGATGTACTCGATCGCCGCGTCGCGGATGTCGTTCAGCACGACACTGCGGTCATCGCCGGCGTTGGACAGCGCCCAGATCTGCGAGTGCATCGGCGAGGCGGCCGGCTCGGCCGCGTCCCACGCCGAGTAGTCGTGATGCTGGCGCAGCTCGTCGAGCACCAGGCGGTCGAGCGTGAGCGAGCGGCCGCCCTCCTCGTTGCTGGCCGCGATCTTGTATCGGCTCTCCTCGACGGTCCAGGACTCCTGTTCGCCGTTGGCCTCCCGTTTCCACCGGGCCGGCCGCGAACCGTCCAGCTCGGGCGAGCGCTCGGCCAGTTTGACCGCCTTCAGCCAGGACTC